ATTGCTACCGTTTTGCCACAGCATCTTCCAGATACCATAACCATAGAAGGAAAAGAAACACCTAGCGGTGTTTCCAAAAAACGCGGTTCACGACTTCCGGACGAATGGTCGCCTGACGAGGTATTCGCCAAGGCTGAAGGCTTGTCGGCAGGCGAAGCTGCAAGGGAGGCCGAGAAGTTCCGAGATTACTGGCGGGGTCAACCGGGCCAGCGTGGCGTGAAGCTCGATTGGCAATCCACGTGGAAGAACTGGGTTCGCAAGGCTGCTGACGATAGGCGGGGCAAGCCCAGTGCAGGGAAGCCGTCTGACTGGCGTGACGAGCCGGAATATCGGGGTGTCCTCTGATGGCCGATATCACCGAAATCAAACGCATGTTGGCAGACCGCGCGCAGGCCGTGGCGGAAATGCTCTTGCCTGGTGGCCGCAAGGATGGGCCAGAATGGCGCGCCGGCTCTGTGGGTGGTGAGAAGGGGCAATCGCTTGGTGTCCATCTCGTCGGGCCGAAGGCCGGCGTGTGGCAGGATTTCCAATCAGGCGAGGGCGGCGACCTGCTGGACCTGTGGGTAGCCTGCAAGGGCGGTACGCTTTCCGAGGCGCTGGACGCAGCAAGGGCATGGCTTGGCGTCACAAGGCCAGAACCTTACCGGGAGCCAAAGAAAGCCTTCACGCGCCCGCCGAAGCCCCAATGCACGGAAGCACAAGGCCGGGTTCTGGATTACCTCACCGAAGATCGGAACATACCGGCTCAAATCCTGAAATCGTACAAGGTCGCAGCGCAGGGCAACGATATCATTTTCCCATTCCTGCTGCCGGATGGTGTTCTAGCGCTTGCCAAGGCGAGGGAGGCCAAAGATGGGGCCAAGCCACGTCCTACCGCTGCGAATTGCGAGCCTATCCTGTTCGGGTGGCAGGCAATCCCGGCAGACGCTCGTCAGGTCATCATCACTGAAGGCGAAATCGATGCGCTGTCATGGGCGGCTTATGGGTATCCGGCCATGTCTGTCCCGTTCGGCGGCGGCAAGGGCGGGAAACAGAACTGGATCGAAAACGAGTTCGAGCGGCTGGACCGGTTCGAGAGGATTTATATTTCAACGGACATGGATCAGCCCGGAGACGAAGCCGCAGCGGAAATTGCGGCCCGTCTCGGACGCCATCGTTGCTATCGGGTTAAGTTGCCGGCCAAGGATGCGAACGAATGCCTTGTGTCGGGCATTGGCGAGTTTGCAATGGGTGAGGCGCTGCAAAGGGCGGAAGCCCTAGACCCGGAAGGATTAAAGCGAGCCAGCGATTACACCGACAAGGTTGTTCACCTGTTCTGGCCTGCCCATGAGGAACGGCAGGGATACTCTGTTCCTTACGGCAAGATATCCGACAAGCTGCATTTCCGGCCGGCAGAGATGACGCTGTGGAGCGGCGCGGCGGGGTCAGGCAAGAGCCAGATCATTTCCGACTGCATCCCTCACTGGATCAAGCAGGGCAGCCGCATTTGCCTCGCTTCACTCGAAATGAAGGGTGAGCAGACCTTGCGCCGCATGTGCAAGCAGACGGGTGGTGTGGACCGGCCAACCGGGCCGTTCATCGAACGCATACTGGATTGGCTCGACAGGGGCTTGCTGCTCTACGAGCGCGTCGGCAAGGCGGGTGTGCCGGCTTTGTTGGAAGTCTTCGACTATGCCCGCGCCAAGTACGGCTGCGACCAGTTCATCATCGACAGCCTGATGCGCCTTGGCATCGCCCAGGATGATTACAACGGGCAGGAAAAGGCAGTCTTCCAGATTGTCGACTGGACGATCCAGAACAACGTGCACCTGCATCTGGTGGCGCATTCCCGAAAGGGAGAGCGTGGGCAGGGAGCACCTGAAACCGAGGACATCAAGGGCGCAATGGAGATCGGAGCCAACGCCTTCAATATCCTGACGGTGTGGCGCAACCGTCGCCACGAGGAAGAACTAGGCGCAGCCAAGACTGAGGTCGAGCGCCACGAACTGGACCAGAAGCCCGGCGTCCTCCTGAACGTCGCCAAGCAGCGCAATGGCGACTTCGAAGGCAAGGTTGGGCTTTGGTTTAGTCAAGAGACTTACCGGTACCACTCGTCCTTCGATCGCAGCTTGTGGGATCGGCAATATATTCCCCGTGATGAAGTTAAGGAGAATGCCGCATGAATCCGACGGCTGAAGAAATCCGGGTGCTTTTGGACTACGACCCTAAAACAGGGATTTTCCGCTGGCGAGAAAGGACCGGCCGAACATCGCGATTTACGGGCGTCGTCGCTGGCTCGATGTGTCGAAGGCGAAACCGCGAATATATCGAAATTCGCCTGCCACCGCATCGGAAGCTCTTCTTGGGACATCGCTTGGCGTGGGTCTACATGACGGGACAATGGCCTGAAAACCATGTTGATCACATCGATCTAATTGGCACGAACAACGCTTGGGATAACCTTCGCGAGGCCACCAACTCCGAGAACCTGTTCAACCGTGGGAAAACTAGCCGTAACACGTCTGGCTATAAGGGCGTCTGGCTACATCGCAGGCTGGGGAAATGGTGCGCGGAGATTAAGGCGTCCGGGCATCGCCACAGACTCGGCACGTTCGAGACACCAGAACTAGCCGCAGCGGCATATGCGGAGGCCGCGAAACGCCTACATGGCGAGTTTGCGAACGTCGCATGAACCAATCCACCTATCGTTATCACTCATCATTTGACCGTGGCGTTTGGGACCGCGTGTTCCTCAATCGCGGTGAGCAGGAGGCAGCATGAGCGCGAGAAAAAGACTGGAACGTCAATTGGAATGGCGAGAAGGGGCTGCCGGGAAAAAGGCCGCCGGCCTTCGCGGCATGGCAGGGCGTATCAATCTCGAAGAACTAGCCAAGCGCCGGGGAGAGATACCGGACGACAATCGTAGCCTGACCGGGATGGTTATGGGCGATCCGATCATCAATGACCCGCGTTGCCCTTGGCGTCCTCGCGTCAACATGGAGGCGTTGTGATGGCATTCAAGCTCTGGACACGGGAACAGGATGCGCGCGTTGCTGATTTGCTCCGCGAGGGCCTGTCAGCCCGTAAGATCGGCGCTCTAATGGGTATGTCCGGCAATGCCGTCATTGGCCGCGTTCATCGCAACAAGGAATTGGCGGCGATAGGTTTTGCTCGCGCGTCTGGCTGGCCCGGACAGCGTGTTGCGGAACTCAAGAAGCGCAAGAGCCGCGCCAAGCCCGCCAGCGAACTGCGCGTTCACAAGCCTGCCCAGCCGCGCCGCCGCATCAAGGTGGTGTCGCCTTCGATCCTGTTCGAGCATGTGCCCTCAAAGCCACTTCCTGAGCCTTCATTCGTTCCGGGCGAGCGCATGACAGTCGGCAGGCCCATTCACTTGCTGGGCTTCAACGAATGCCGTTGGGCTGTGAACGACGCGGAGAAGGGCGAGATGCACCTGTTCTGCGGCGCGCCATCAGAAGGGCCGTGGTGCGAATGCCATCGTCGTAGATCAATCGGAGCGGGTACATCGAGCGAACGATACGCCCCGCGTGTTTTGCAGGCAGCAGCATGACCCCCGCCATGACGAAGATAGACCCTCGCGTGATATACCTGTCTGGCCCAATGACGGGCTTGCCAGAATATAACTATCCTCTGTTTCGCAAGGTCGCCGGCGAACTTCGAGCGGCTGGACACCGCGTCTACAATCCAGCCGAGTTTCCGCACAAGGGCGACCCGAAGGATTTCCCGATTCGCAAGGCGTTCGCCGCCTATTCAGCGTTCATCTGCCTTGAGGCCGATACCATCGTGCTTTTGCCGGGGTGGCGGGCATCCAAGGGTGTTTCAGCGGAGAAAGCCCTAGCGGAAAACTGCGGGCTTGATGTGATCGAATGGTCCGCCCTATCAGAAGACAAGGAGCAGGGGTGATGGAGAACGACTGGCTCACCGACGAACTGATGCAGCGGGCGGCGAAGGTCATTCAGGACATCGACGGCATTGCCTCTCAAGGCAGCGTCTATGTGGTCAGCAGGGCGCTCTACGAGGCAGAGAAGCGCGGACGGGAGGAAGCGGCGAAGATTGTGGAAAGCCTCGACCCGCTCATTCACGTCCCGCCGGATGATGTTCACGTAAGATTGCCGGCAGGGTATGCCGCCGCCATCCGCTCAGGGCAATAGGAGGCGGGGATGAAGTGTAAGCATCTCAGCATTTCCGACGAGGCTTACTGCAACGATGAGCCAGTCGCAGTCTTCCTGTGCATATGGCCTTCGAAGCACATAGGCACAGCGCCAGCATGGCTCAAAAAGGCTGTCGGCGGCGGTCTAATGGTCCGGCCAGAAGTCGATTGCGTCGGTTGCCCTTGCTTCGAAAAGCAGACGGAAACCGGCAACTAGCCACCACGAGGGACAGCATGAAGGCGGCAAGGACGAAAGCGGCGAAACTCAGGGCTAAGCGAGGCCGGCCAAAGAAGGACGGTGTTCGGGAGCCTAATGGCAGATTGTCACGCTCCGGTGTCGATCACAGCGTGGCGCATGTCGATCCAGTTGAAGCGAGGGCAAGACGTTTGGGCATTCCAGCATCACAGGCTATGGACCAGAAGGCAGGCAGCTTCATCGGGTATCTCAACCTGATCGGCGCACAAGACGGCCTGTCAGAGGCGCAGTACGAGGGCGCTCAACAGTACCTACAGCTTCGCCAGCGTGTTTCCCGCGCCTTGCAGTCATCAGCAGCAGTCTATGACCCAGATGCGCCGGCTGGCGACGGAACAGACTCGGAAGCCTACGAACGCTGGTGTAAGGACGTGCTTGCCGAGGACAAGACCGTCCGTAATCAGATACAGGAAGCACAGAACTACAGCCGCGACAACCTATGGGCCGCGCTCCAGTACGTGGTTATCGACGGAATGGAGTTGCACCATATGATCGGGGCGACACGGGTTCTATGCAATGTTTTTGCACGCCACTTCAAAACTGTGCGTGAGAATCGCCATGCTGCTTGACTTAGGCGCGCAAATCAGAATAACTGACGCTCATGTTACTGGGGCGCTTTGCGCCGGTAAGCCATCATCAGAGAATTCCGCGAGAGCGGATCGAGTACGGCCCGTAAGTAGGGACAGGCGAGCGGGAAACTCGTCTGCGACTGAATACGCCGGCAAGCCGTGTGACCGGTTTTCCCGACTGGCGAAGCGGTGTCCGCCTGAAAAGCGGCGTCGGAGAATCCTTGGTTCAAATCCGGGACGGGCCGCCATTCAACCGCCGTCACAAGACGGTGTAGCGAGGCGGCTGCGGGACGGAAAGTAACCCGATATGGGCCAAAGGCAGAGGCTAGCGTACCTGCCGCCCCCTAAGTCCGCCGCCTCGCATCCCATAGAGGCTAACAGGCTCAGCCTGGATATGGCTCAAGCCGGTGCAGGAGAGCGCGGCAGGCCAGTGCAGTGCGGCGATCGGTCCCG